CATATTCGGTTGCCAAGCTGGATAACGCTTTGTTTTGGCTCGGTAAAGACGCGCGCGGCAACGGCATTGTCTACCGGTCCAAGGGCTATACCGGCGAGCGCGTATCGACGCACGCCGTCGAGTGGCAAATCCAACAATATTCAACGCTTGCAGACGCGGTGGCTTATACTTACCAGCAGGACGGCCATGCGTTTTACGTGCTGAATTTTCCGACTGCTAACACGACTTGGGTGTTCGACGTGTCGACGGGCGTTTGGCACGAGCGCGCCGGGTGGGAAAACAGCCAGTTCACACGGCACCGCGGTCAGTGTCAGATGAACTACAACAACGAGATCGTTATAGGCGACTACGTTGCGGGCGTTCTCTACGCCTACGATATGAACGTCTACGTCGAGGCAAACACTGTTCAGCGTTGGCTTCGGTCATGGCGGGCGCTCCCGACTGGGCAGAACGACCTAAAACGCACGGCGCAACACAGCCTCCAGCTCGACTGCGAGTCTGGCGTCGGGCTTACAACAGGCCAAGGTAGCGATCCGCAGGTTATGCTACGATGGTCCGACGACGGTGGACATACGTGGTCAAACGAACATTGGAAATCAATGGGCCAGATTGGCCAATACGGCAAACGCGTTATCTGGCGGCGGCTTGGCATGACCCAGAAAATCCGCGACCGTGTTTACGAGGTATCCGGCACTGACCCGGTTAAGATCGCCATTATGGGCGCGGAACTCATTCTGAGCCCGACTAATGCCTGAAAACATCTCACAAATCCCCGCTTCGCGCGTCCCGATCACGTTCACGGAACTGATCTCGCGGGAGTGGTATCGGTTCTTTTACAACGTGTTCTCGGCACTCGGCAGCGGTTCGCTGCGCTATGGCACGTTCTTTGACACAACCGACCAGACGGCCGCCGCTACCAATACGGCCTATGCTATTACGTTTAACAATACAGACTTGTCGGCTGGCGTTTACCGAGGAACGCCCACGTCGCGTATCTATGTGGACCGGCCCGGCGCGTATAATTTCCAGTTCTCAATCCAGCTCGAAAGCACTACCGGAACTGCAAAAGATATTTACATCTGGGCTCGCGTTAACGGGACGGACGTTCCTAACTCGGCCACAAAAGTCCATACTCAAGGCTCTAACCAAGCCTATGTTGCCGCTTGGAATTTTGTGCTAAGGATGAATACAGGTGATTATTTTGAGCTTATGTGGGCGACCACTAACACTGGAGTGCAGATTCTAGCCGACCCGGCGACCGCTTTCTGCCCTGCCATTCCATCGGTCATCTTGACCGTATCGTGCAATATAGGTGAATAATGGCGGTCCTTAGCCCAGCCCCCAAGATGCAATTCTTCGACATTAACGGCGAACCGTTGGTGGGCGGAAAGGTTTATACCTATCAGGCGGGCACTACTACGGCGCAAGCCACCTATACTGATAGCACCGGCGTTTACGCTAATCCTAACCCCGTAATTCTTAACGCCAGAGGCGAAGCTCCCATTTGGCTGGGCGGCTCAAATTACAAGTTCAAACTGACCGACGCCAATGACGTTGAGATTTGGACCGTCGATTATATCTCTGGTCCTATCTCTGGCGTCTCGCCGGCGCTGTCCGGTAACGTCACGATCGACACTAATTCGTCCGGCCCGGCGCTTAAGATCACGCAGACCGGCACGGGCTACGCGCTTAGAGTGCAGGACGAGGCCGACCCCGACGCGACGCCTCTTGTTATTGACAACGTAGGAAAATTAGGTGTCGGCACGCTGTCGCCGTCCGAGCTTGTGGATATTTCCGGTGGCAATCTTGCCTTTACGTCAGCAACCGGAACGCTCTACGCCGAGGTGACGCCCGGCGCGACGCTTACGGACATCGCGGCGGCGGGGGCGCGGGCGCTTACGTTCACAACCGACGGCGTGGAGCGCGTGCGGGTTACGGACACGGGGCTTGTGGGCATCGGTAAGACGCCGGCGGCGGGCGTTGAGCTGGACGTGCTGGGGGATGTCGCGGCGTCCGGTAACGTGACTGTTACCACGGCCGTTGTGACTGATACAATTAGCGAACGCACGTCGGCGGCGGGCGTTACGATTGATGGCGTTTTGTGCAAGGACAGCCAGGTCGCACCGGCGAACCGCGTAATAACTGCCGCGACTGCGCAGTCTACGACTAGCGGAACTACAAAAGACTTTACGTCAATCCCATCTTGGGTGAAGCGTATAACCCTAATGTTTAATCAGGTGTCCCTCAATGCTACAGATGGGCTATTAATTCAGATTGGGGCGGGCGGCACGCCTTCCACGGCGTCGTATCAATCTGTTCTTGGCTGGATGTCTGGCGCGCCGTCGTATCAGGTTGAGTTTGAGGACAATGGTTTTCTCATAACGTCATCTACGCTTACGACGCAATACTTCCATTCTGGCTCGGCAGTATTGACCAACGTGAGCGGAAACATATGGGTATTATCCGGCGTCGTAAGCAGCACATACCCGGCAACGTCTTACGTTTCCAATAACTTTGCCGGTCGTTTTGAGCTAGCTGGTGCGCTAAATATAGTAAGATTTACGAGCAACGCAGCCTCTACCTTTGACGGCGGCAGCGTCAATATCTTCTACGAGTGAGGCAGGAATGGACCCGTTTACTCTTTCTCTACTCGGAAGTGCTGGCGCGAGCGCGATAGGCGGCCTTTTCGGTGCAAACGCATCGCAGAAGGCGGCGCAGGCGCAATCGCAGGCGTCGATGATGTCTGCGGTCCTTCAAGCGCAGCAGGCCGCCGCCGCGCAGGCCGCGCAGGAGAAGATGTATCGTGAGGGCGTCGAGCGCATGGAGCCGTTCCGGCAGGGCGGCGTCGCGGCGACGAACCGAATGTTGGAGCTGTATGGCATTGGCGGCCAGCCGACCGCGGAGGGCTATGGCTCTTACGCGCAGCCGTTCAGCATGGCCGACTATCAGGCCGACCCGGGCTACGCTTTCCGCGTGCAGCAGGGCCAGCAGGCTATCGACCGTTCGGCAGCGGCGCAGGCCGGGCTTCAGTCAGGCTCGGCGCTGAAGGCCGCGGCGCGCTTCGGGCAGGAGATGGGCAGCCAAGAGTATGGCAACGCCTATAACCGTTTCCTTCAGCAGCGTGAGCTTCAGATGCGGTCGCTTCAGGGCCTTGCGTCGCCTGGCGCTTCGATGGCGTCACAGACCGCTCAGCTCGGCACGCAGACCGGGGCTAATATCGCCAACACCATGATCGGTGCTGGTCAGGCCATGGGGCAGGGCATCGAACAGGCCGGTCAAGCTCGCGCGTCCAGCTACATGGGAGGTGCGTCGGCGCTTCAAGGTGCGCTCGGCGGCATCGGCCAGAACGCGATGCTCTACAGCATGATGAACCGCGGCAACAGTATGTTGGGTTCGCCTTTCCCCCGCGGTAATTATTTTAGCTGAGGTCTGACTGATGCCCGTTCGCTACGACATTGCCGCTCAGGTCCCGCAGGCCACTGGCGCGGGCATTGATCCGCTCAACATGATGGCACAGTTGCGCCAACAGGAATATCAGCAGGCGCAGTTGGCCCGCATGGCGCAGAGCATGGACGTGCAGGACATGCAGGCGCGGCTGGCTGCGCAACGTGAACTTAGACAGGCCGAAGCCGCTCAGCGGCAGGCGGGCCTTTACGGCACGCAGCAGGAAGAAATTCTGCAAAAATTGCAAAATGAAAAGGTCAATGTTTACAGAAACATGTTTCAAAACTTCGTAAACGACCAGAAGTCGCTTGATAGTTTTGTGGACATGATGAAGCGCGACTTTCCGCAGGGCGTTGCGGCGTTCGAAGGCAAAAAATATTCGGACGATTGGAAGCTCGGGCTTCTCAATCCCGAAAAAGCCGCCGAAATGAAACGTCCTAGATATAAAGAAATTGGCGGCGAACTTTACGAAGAGCTGCCCGGAGGCGTTCGTCCGGCTACTCTTCTTCCGGCGGGCACTCAGCCTGCGGCCGCGCCTATGGCCGAAGGTATGCCGGGCGCTCGTCAGGACATGACCACTGAGCTTATCAAGCAGCGCGAAGGCTTTATTGAAAAGCCCAAGTATGACGTAAACGCTTACCGCGCGGGCTATGGTAGCGATACGGTCACGCTTCCTGACGGCACTGTGCAGAAAGTCACGCCCGAAACGCGGGTTAGCCGTGAGGACGCCGAGCGCGATCTTCAGCGCCGGCTTCAGACCGAATTTGTGCCCCGCGCAGCGGCTAAGGTAGGCGAAGAGAACTGGGCTCGACTGCCGGAAAACACCCGCGCAGCGCTCACATCTATCGCTTACAATTACGGCACAATCCCTAGCCGTCTGGTTCCGGCGGTGCAGTCTGGCAATCCGGAAGAAATTGCGCGCGCTATTGAAGGTCTGGCCGGCGATAACAAAGGCGTCAACGCCAGCCGCCGTATGCAAGAGGCCAACATCGCGCGTGGCGCGGCCGTTGCGCCGCCTGTCAACGCATTGGCCGGCGCTGCGCCGGTCGCTAACGCCATGGTTGCGCCTTCGCCCGCCGCGGTTGCGCCCGTGCAGCCTCTCACCGTTGGTACTAAAACGGTTGTTAAGGGGCAGACCGACGTTGAGCGCACATTGGATCGTATGCAGTCGCTCTACGGCGAACTGAACAAGATGGCTGAAATTCCAAGTGAAAAGCGCGGCGCACTAGAAAACGTCGGCGCTTACTTCCGTGGAACGGCTATCGGACAGGAAGCGGAAAAAGCTCGCGCAACGCCGGCACAATCGCGGCGCAATGAGCTTAGATCACTCACCCGCGCGCTGCTTAATGACATTAAAAAGTCTACGGGCATGAGCGCGCAGGAGATCAACTCTAACTTTGAGTTAAAGAATATGCTTGAAACGCTATCTGATCCGACGCAATCGATTGAATCAGTCAGAGCTATTCTTGGCGACATTTCGGCCCGTTATGGTTCGGGCAAAATTGTTGCACCGAGCGCCGCACCCGAAGCCGCCGCGCCGGCGCAGGCAGAGCCTCGCGTTATTGACTTCAGCCAGCTTCCGAAGAGGCGCTAATGGACGTTCGGCTTCCCGATGGGACTATTGTTCGTAACGTCCCTGATGACATAACGCAGGAAGACCTTATGGACAGGGTTGGCATGATGCGCCAGCCCTCCCAAGGTCTGACGGCAGGCCGCGCGGCGGAAGTCGCGGGCGGCGCTGTTGCTCCCATAGCGGCTGCGGCGGGGTT